CCCGCCGTAGATCTGGATGGTATTTGCGGCCTGCGTTGCGCTCAGGGTTGTCGTCCCGCCGGTAACCGAAAGGGACAGCAGCGTGTACGCAAAGCTGTTAGAGCGCCCATAGCCAAACGTGTTCCAGCCGGTGCCGTTGGAAACGATCACCAGCGACTCGGTGAGCTGGAGCTGCTGGTTTGAGTTGCCGTCAATGGTGTCCGTACCGGCGGGCGTAATGGTCAGGATGCCCGTGCCGTTGTTGCGGATCTGGCAAAACCACCCAGCACCCACGGTTCCCGCTGAGGGGAGTGTCAGCGTCCCGGCGCCGCTGCTCCAGACCACAAAGTGCGCCTGCTCGGTCGCGGGAAGGGTGGCGTCCGAGTAGTAGTTGTCCACCGAGTAGATCTGGTTCAACGTGGTGCCAATGGCCTGTAAGCCGTAGCCTGCCAAGGTAGCCGCGTTAGCCGAGGAAGTGCCCGCACCGAGCACCACGGTGGCCCATGTGCCCGCGTCGGTGGAGTTGTTGGTCAGGTAGATGTAGTTGGCCACGCCCGAGGCGATGGACACCACGGAGGGGCCGCTGTTGTTGGTGCTGTAGCCGCGAACGGTAATCGGGTTGCTGCCGATATTGCGGATCAGGATGGTCTGGCCAGTCGATACCTGCGTTGCGGGCGGCAGCGTCAAGGACAGGCCAGCGGTGGCCGTGATGTCGATGATGTTGCTGGCCGGGATGCCCGTGGTGCCATTGATTGGCCAGTCCAGTGTCGTGTTTGCCGTGATCGACAGCGATTCGTAGCTGACCGACGATGGGTTGATCGTTTGACCAGTGAACGGCGAGGTATACGTTGTCATAGTTAGGAGTCCTGAACAATAGCTTGGCGGTCACCGACGCGCAGTTGGTCCTCGACCTTGAGGGCACCAATTGCGGTATCAAAGATCTGGGTCCAGACCGCAAGGCGCGCATCGTCCTTGAGGAAGGGGGCGGTCTGCTTGAGGGTGCCAAACAGCAGCGCGTTGGGCGCGTTACGGGTCAACCAGTTGGTCTGGTTGCTGGAGGACAAAGGCGTCAGGCGGGTGTAGCACAGCGTCTCGAAGGCAAAGTTGGCGCTCGGCGTGGGCGACACAAACCAGTGGTCGTAGTCGTAGTCCGAGTAGTAAAGGGGCGTGCCCGTGACCGTCACATCGGGCGCGTAGCTGCTGAGGTACTCCAGCTTGCGCAGGTAGATGGGCTGCTTCTCACCGGCGGAGTTGGTCAGCGTCATGGAGACCGTCTTGCGCCACAGGGCTGGCTTGGCGATCACCGGGTTGCCGGAGGTCATGGTGCCGTCGGCCACGATCATCTGGCCCAAGGTCTTGATGTTCTCTGCGATCTCAAACTCGGCCAGCATGATGGCCGTGGGGATGAAGTTGACGACGGCGGCGTCGCTGCGCTCAAGGTACTGGAGGACCAGACTTGTCAGGTTGTCGTAAGTCAGAGCGTAAGCCGTGGTTGCCATAGTTATCCCTAATTTAACAAAGCTGCTTCGGCCAAGCGACGTTTTGTGAGCCCCGGCAGCACTCGCCCGCCACCTTTATTCCAAAGCATAAGCTGTTCCTTGGCGCCGTCCCAGTCTTGAGCGTTGATTTTACGCTTTAGTGTGCTGGTCTGCAATCGTCCTATACCTAAGTTATAACAAAAGTCAACTATGGCGTTGCACTTGCGTTCATCCGTAGTCAATATCGGGCAATTTCGCAAGACTCCGGGAAGGTACGTGTGCGACAACTCCACCATCAAAAGCGCTTTAGCCGTTGGCTCGTCCATCGGCGGATCGTCCAAACTTACTTTGCGCCCATCAGAATAATAGGTTGAGCCGTAGCCAATCGTAGGAATGCCAGCAGGGCAGAGATAGGGTTTACCCCTAAACCCCTCGAACTGTTTGCACAGTGCTGCGGCAAGCTCTAGGTTCATAACCCACGTTTTGCCAGAGTTCTGTCAAGGAACCAGTAGTTTAGGGTGCCGGATACCAGCGCAGCAAAGTCAGCCGACATGATGAGCTTGAACACAGCCTCTGGAGGCGCACCAGCGGCCCACGCAGTCCAAGCAAACCAGATGTGGGCAAAGCTCCACAGCAGCAAAATCCAATACGTCACCACAGGGCGCACAGATGCAGACAGGCTGGCCACCCAACCACCGGCGGCCTTGACCATCTCGGTCTGCTGTTCAATTGCCGCGTTAAACGCGTCCATGACCCCCACATCCACCGCAGCCTCGCGCTGGGCACCTATCTCAGCCAGCTTTTGCTGACCCCGCAAAGTTTCCAATTGGCATTGCTGCTCAAACATAAGAAGCTCATGGGCGCGTTCGTCCTTTTTGTCAAGCCACTTCAGCACCTCTGGTGCCAAACGAAAGATGCCCCCAAGCAGGGAGCCAAAGATACCGCCACCTAGTAGTTCAAACATACAAATCCTTTTTTTGACAAGGCAGTTCTTCGTCTTTGTTTGAGCCTACCTTGAGTCCAGATAACCAGCCTATTAGGCCGCCGATGATGGTTTGGAACGCTGGGCCAATGATCTCAAAAATCTTGGTGTTGTCCACCTCACGAACAAAGAGGCCATGAATTAAAGCGCCAATCAATGCCAGCACAACAGCGCACAAAGTGGCGGTGACCATGTATGTCACGACAGAAACTAGCTTATCCTTTTCGTTCATTTGGCTTCCCTCTTGAGTGCTTTCTCGTACCCTTGTATTACTTTTGCCCGCATTAAAGCGTTGTCTGACGTTCCCGACCACTCCGACAAGGAGTTCCAGATATCGGCGTAGTTTTGGGTGCTGCATACATTTTTATCCAGCCACTCCATCATTACTAAGCGGCGCTCCATTGGATCGTGTGTTGTCCAAGCTACTGCATATAAACCCTGTATTGAACACTCTTGCACAGGTTTGTATTTTGGAGCTTCTTGCTTCTCCGTTGGCCCCGATAGGATAAGCCTGTCCTCTGCCGATGACACTGTGACCAACATCAAAAAAATTAATAGAAACAAGCGCATTCATAGGTTACTTATTTTTTGTAAATTAGCTTAGCGCCAACATAATTTTTTACACCCGGCATTTTTGGGTCTAGTTTAAAAATAGGCGTGGCGGTAGCTTTGCCTGTTACCAAATCAAGTTTTTGTTGCGTAGTAACGTTAGGGTCTTGGAATATAAAACTTGAATTGTTATTTTGGTTAACCAAGTCTTGCGGGTTTTGTGCATACGCAAATGACCCATTTGGATTAACTGAGTTGTATTGTTCAGTACCCGAATGCCCGGGGTATACATGTGAGCTGTTATCGTATGTAGGCGTATCGTTCATGCTTAACGTAGAACCACCGGAGGGGGCGCTAGGCAACTGGCTTTGAAGATGCGCTAATGTTGTTTCCCAAGACGCTTTAGGTCTATGGAATTCTTTAAACATATCTTTGGCTTGTTGCTCTGGCGTTCTGTTTAAATTAGCTTGGTAATCTTCGTATGAATTAAATGCTGGTTTGGTAACTTGGTTATATACCTGTTGCCAGTTTTGGAACCCCGGAGGAACAACTGATTGCATATATGCCGCATCAGATACGCCTTGCTTTTTATAGGGGTTGGGATGGTCACTCAAATAAGTTTGCATCCAATCTGCGGTTCCGGGTTGGCTTGGGGTTGACGCATCAAAACGTGCAGGTGCATCAGGTTGGCTATGGAAAGACTGCATTAAAGCATTACCGTAGTCAGCTATGCTGTCATAGCCCGCAGATGCGTTAAAAGGATCTTTTGCGCCATTGGATACGCCGCGTTGGGTATTAACAAAATTTAATGTATTTGGGTTGGAGTAAATTTCGGGGTTTAGTGCGCGATCAATTGCTTCGTAATCTGCCCCAGAAGTCATATTGTGGTGCAACAAATCTTGTACGCGAGTATTTAAATCCCCGCCCGTAAATGCACCATTACCATATTGATCTGTTGCACCGGCGGTATTTAGCCAATCTTGTACAGTTTTAGCGCCTGCTAACTTATTAAGTGTGTTTTCACCAGTATGGATATAGTCTCCAGTGTCAGTCATATAGCCCTGACCCCTAACACTTGTACCTTGGCCTGCAAGTGCATTTAACTGCGCAAGCAATGCGGGATCAGAACTATTTAACGTGGTTGGAGCAGGCGTGCTATTAGAGGTCATTGGCAAGGCCCCGGCAGCTACGGCAGTAGATGCGGGTGCTGCACCAGTTACCGCTGTGTCTGGCATAGGAGTAAGTACATCTAATCCTGAGACGGTATTTGGCATTTGTTACCCCTTGTGCATCCAGTGCGTTAGATAGCCCACCACGGTGGATACCGCCGAGATGATGGCCATGCCGACCCATAGTCCGCCACGCCCTTGGTTTGCAAGGGCCAGTAGCTCTTCCATGCCGGACTCCAGCTTGTCCACCTTCTTGTCAAGGTCTTGGACCTTTTGCCAGAGCACGCCATAGCGGACCGGGTCGATTTCACCGCTCATATCAATCAAAGCCCCGCAGCGTCTTTGCAAGGCGCGCCCTCTGGCCGAGCTTGCCGAGCGCCTTGGCGGCTTTGGCTAGTTTCTTAGCGGGGATGGCCTTGCCCATGGGAACGTGAAGGGCTTCCTTCAACGCGCCGGGGTGCTTAATTGCTTTCTGTATCCACTTGGTCGCCATGGGGTGCCTCTTTAGGTTTAGCTGCGTCTTGGATGGCTTGGACCAATTGCCACACCTCTTGGTAGGGGCGGGTGCCAAGGTATCCAAGGACTTGGTTTGCGATTTCGATGGGTAGTTGTAGGTGCATAAGTTACTCCAAATTAATAGTTGCCGTTGAAGTCTCGCGGTCAATGGTCATTACGCCTTGGCACACCACGTTCCAGTCTTCGCTGTCGGTTGCTTTTTCGCTCTGTGATGGTACGTTAAGCTGGAAGTTCTTAAAAAGAAACTCCTTGCCATTTTCAAAAACACGCCAGCAATGATCCATCGTCCCACGGCCTTCTTGACCACGGGACTTGTTGAACCGGATGGCGTACTTGTTCATATCACTTCAGCGGCAGGAGCGGGGCAGGATTGCTGCGGGGCTGGTATTACCGTCAGGTTAAAGTGAACAAACTTAATTGGCTTGTCGGCAGCATGGCGTGTAAACGAGTGCATAAGCCACGAATTAGTGAAGATCATCATGCCGGGTTTGGGCGTGAAGTTAATTGCTTTGCTGGCGGGAGTCGCCATGTTCATGTCTTGCTCGGGTAGGTCAATCTGTACCTTGGCTGCACGGGGGTCGTGGAACACAACGCGAGAGCAATCCTTTGGCGTTTCAAGAAA